TCTTTGTTATCAGAGATTTGTACTGACAACATAGAGCTTTTCAAGGATTATTTTTCTTATTTTAAAACACATTTTATAGAAAATACTATTTTAGTTTATGAGACTATGAAGAGTACATTATCTGAAGATACTTACACAGGCGCTGCTATGAGAGGAGCGCTGAAAGGACTTGTAGGAACTTTGATTTCTTTTGCAGCTCAACATATATGTGCATATTTCTTAGGTGACGCTAATCCAGATACTTTGACAGAACATTCGTTTAGACAGCAGAGTGTGAAAACATGGTATAGCGCCCATTCTGATTATGTACGTAAAACCATTCCATCCGCTATAATAGATAATAGCAATGATACTTTAAGTGATCTTGTAAACATGGATCATGAATTAGGAACTCGAATTTCATCTTTGAGATCAAAAATGAGAATTGTTGAATTAATTAGCAAAACTGGTTTTAAGAATGTAGCTCAAGGTATAGTTTCAGGAAGACGCATAATAGTGCAATGTCATTCATACGATACTACACAAGGTGTGGCGAATATTTTTAGAGATTGGAATTGTTATAGTAACAATTCTTACGAATGCAATAACATTCCTTTTAAAATAGTAAAAGAGTGGCCTGAATACGACATGTCTATTATAGAGATAGACTTAGCAATTCCTATTTATAAAGATGCTACACATAGTTTATTTACGAAAGATTTAGACTTAGATGTGTCTTTTAATGCAAGAAAGATGTTTTTTATTAACGCACAAGCTGCTTTGAGTTTAGACAACAATTTTACTATTAATATGGATTCTTTCCAAGTGCAAAGTCCTGTGGTAAACAAGACTTACACGGTGATGCCTGGAGCAGGTATAGAATATTCTATCACAGCCCCTGGTTTATGTGGAAGTTTGTTAGTAGATGCAGAATTTGGTTTATGCGGATTGCACGTTGCAGGAAGTTCTGATAGAGGATTTGCATTTGTTTTACCTAAACGGGTTTTACGAGAGTTAAAGAATTTGTTAACATTTAGAGAAAGTCATCATTTAGAAATTAAGGATAACATAGAGCCTGAGTATTCTGGTTTGAAATTATTTAACGATATTTTTCCTTCCAAGAGACCTTTAAACAAAACCTCTTTAAATAGGAGTGAATTGCATGACGTATTGACTGATGAGATAGCAGAAGTAGGAGAGAAATTACCTCCTAACTTTCTATCTCACGGGACTAAAACTTTAAATAAAATTGCTGCTAAATCTTTAAAACCAATTCCTTATATACCAGACGATGCGATACAATTCGGTAAGAAATGTATTCGGCGGTTCTTTATAGATTTCGACGATCTATCAGATAAGGAAGTTATTAAGGGTATAAAAGAAGAAGATTTATCGGGTCTGAATAAACAATCCGTCAACGGATTTGGATACGAAAAAGATAAGACTCAATATATAGACTTCGATGAAGGAGTAGTTACAGAAAAATTCATAAGCATAATTAAAAATTTTCGTGAAGATTGTAAAAACGATACTACTAAGATTCAAGATTTATTATTTTATGAGGCTTTTAAAGACGAGCTACGTCTGGAAGAAAAGGTAGACAAACCTCGTTCATTTAGAGTGGCTCCTTTACATCATACTTTTTTGGTTAAGAAATGCTTAGGCAAATTATTTTCTCATTGTAAAAATAATATGTGGGAAAATCAGATGGCTATAGGTATGAATCCGTATAAACATTGGAACAGACTGTATCAAAGACTAAAAACTTCATTTATTAATTTCGATGGAGATTTTGGAAATTGGGACGGGGGAGCCCCAGCTCAAGTGCAAGATGCAATTTCAGAGATGGTTCTAGAGTTTTACAAAGGTCAAGATCCGGAAGCGTTGAAGGTCTTACTTAATTCTATGGTCAGGACATTTGTCTTGATAAAAGAAAAAGTTGTGTTGACAACACATTCTATGCCTTCAGGTTGTTGGGTTACGGCTTTCTTTAACTCTTTGATAAACAGATTTTTAACTGCTATGGTTTTATTTACTGAAATGGCTAAGGATGGTTTAATACCTACAGTCGAAGATTTTGATGCATTGATTGATTTTGTAATGGGAGACGATAAAATATGCGGAGCGCCTAAGCGTTTAGCGAAATATTTTAATGCTATAACAATGAGAGATTTTGCTCATAGTATAGGTATGAAGTATACAGATGGAGATAAAGGAGAAATCACAGAGATTTCTAAGCCTTTAAGTGAATGTGTATTCTTAAAAAGAAACTTTAGACTTCACTCACAGCTTTGCACCGTCGTTGGACCTTTGTCCTTAACTACGTTGATAAATTCATTAAGATACAAAGATTCTTCCAGGGACTATGATGAGATCATGGGAGGAAAAATGACTGCTTTTCAGTTTGAAATGTTTCTCCACGAGAAGCCAGAATTAAAACAAAAAGTTTTAGAATCAGCGCGTGACTCATCCTTTTATTTTAAAGAGTTTAGTGACGAGCATATTAGTAAAACTATGAAAGAAGACGATACTTACATTTCAATAATGAAGAATTTAGGAAAGATGATTTCATCTTATTCCTAAAAATTTACAACCCAACTTTTAGTTGAGACATAGTAAATGGAGTTATAAAAGGTTTTATCCTAGAAGCCTTGCTACCTACTATGTCAGAAAAAATAGGAAACGGAAGATTTTAATGATAGTCTTCCTGTGAAAACATATCATTTCAAATAATAAAATTAACAATACAGATAACAAGTTTGCAACAGAAATGTGTTATGACATGCAACAAACAAACCAAAGTATGGGAACTTCTGTCGCTAGTATAAATACTCGAGATATAATCTTTAGCAAAGATCATCACGATGTTTATCCAGTAATAGATTTCCCTGAAGAATATAGAATTGATACCAAACCTTTTGTGAATAGACCTTTTTTCGTAGATAGTGTCGTTTGGTCTAACGAACCCGCTTTTAGTTTTTTAACTACCAAAATTAATAAATTACCTAGAGACGTTTTTACGTCTAATTTGTCTTTAGAGACAGCATTGAAGCTAGGAGCTTATTTCAGAAGTGATCTATCTTTAAATATCTCAGTAGCAGGTACAATATCTCATGCTGGAGTTATTTTGGTAGGAATTTTACCTCCAATGCCTTATAACTTAAGTTCTAAGAAATATCTGGTAAATACGCTAATGTCTGGTCCTCATTGCTTTTTAAATGCAAATGAGGCTACATCTAGTGTATTGCACGTACCATGGTATTGCAATACCGATGTTGCTAGTTTGGATATTCGTCCTACTGCACCTACTACTGTTACTGCTTTAAGTGAAGGATTACTACCTGGTGATTTTGCTACTTTAGCTTTGATGGTTTTAAATCCTTTATCAGTTTCAGCAACTGCTTCAGTAGCTTTAAATATCACCATAGAAGCTTGTTTTAGTTCTTTAGATATATATGTACCTAGTCCAAAATTTTTCAATTATGATTATCAGGCTCAAGGTTTGCAATCTATAGCTTCTACAGCTATTGATTCTACAACTTCTTATGCTAAGCAAGTTGTAGGAGATGCTATAGATGCAGTTCGCCAAGGCATTAAATATTATACTGGATTACATAATCCTAACGTACCTTTAATTAATAACAGAATGATAGTAACTCATCGTAATTTTCCCAACAACACCACGGGAGATCAATTCTTTGAGAAATTAGATCCCTATCCAGAGATTGATAGAATAATTGATAGACCAATTTTTAATACATCAGTAGATGAAATGTCTATTAAACATATTTTAAGTAAACCTCAATATTTAGGTACTTTTCCAGTTCTTGTAGATGACAGTGTTGGTAAACTAAAATGGTCTCGTCCTATTTCTCCTTTTCAAGGAGGTTTAGCTGCACGTAATGCAGTTGTTAGGATGGCCAATAATATAGAATTATTGCACAGAGTGTCTAGAGCGTGGAGAGGATCGTTAAAAATTCATATACAATCTGTTATGAATAACAAACAGCAAGTAAAATTAAGGTTAATTCAACTTTATAATCCTCCCGCGGAAGTAATGCGAGGAAAACCTGTTTATGATGGTTTACTTAGCGCTCCATCTCATCTGTTAGAATTTACAGGAGGTGGACAAATTCAAACAATCACTTTACCTTATTTGTGTCGAAACCAATTGACTCCTTGTTCTCCTAATATGGATTTGGAAGCATTGTTTCATGGAATGTATTATATTTACGTCGCACAGCCTTTAGTTATATCAACTGATTCTCCTACTGGAGTATCTTTTAATGTATTTATGTCAGGCGGAGATGATTTAACATTTCATGGATATGCCACGGAAGTAGTTGATCAATTTCCTCTGGTTTCAGCAGTAGTACCACCTCCTCCTTTAATTAGTAAAGAGATAATGATTACACAAGGCTTAAACGTCATGAATGAACCCCAGAATGATACAACCTTAGTGGATTATTCTACCTCTGTTAATACAGATCAATCTCATCAAGAAAGATTATTTTCTCCTATTGACCTTAGACCTATTATACGTAGAATGTATCAGATGCCTACATTAGTAGTAGGTATAGGAGTCACTAGAATCAATTTAAATACTTATATTGGTGAAAGGCTCCTTAGCGATAAAGGGGTTTCTGTCCCTCAGCTAGTGAGTAGTATGTTTTACGGAAAGAACGTAGGTTTGAAGATAAAACTTAAAGTATATGGAGATCTTGCTGCTAACGATTTTACTGTTATGTTTGTTCCACCTCAAGTGACAGGAAATCTTACACAGAAGGTGTTAAACTCTTGTCCTATCTCTCCTAGAGTAGAATTTGCTCCAGATGCAGGTTTGAATTCCCCTGGTTATCCCTTTCCTTTTATTGAAATGTCTCAAAACGGAAGTGGTTCTTCAAAGATTTATGAATTTATTATTCCTAATACTTCTTTCTATAAATTTATAGGAGGACCTGAAAAATTTACTGTAATGGAACCAACTCTATCTATAGCAGATTTTGGTACTCTTGTTATTTGGTCTAAAGTCAGTGTACAGTTAACGATGTTCGCTGGCTATACAGATGAGAGTAGGCTAGGGTTTCATTCCATAGCTCCAATATTTTCTTCTATTCAACGAGGAACCAACGTTAATCAAAATGCTACCGCTTATTTAGGTTCTTCTGTTAACGCTGATACAGCACCCGAGAGGACCGTAAATCCTTTCCTATATTATGTAGGATAAAAATTTAGATTAGTAAATATCTTTAAAATTTACGCTTTTATGGAAAAGTAAAATCCATTAAAAACAAAACAACAAAGACCTTTCAAGGAG